CTCTATTGTAGATAAAATTATTATTGCTCGTGCTGGACTGAAGGATGAGAATAAGCCTATTGGTAGTTTTATCTTTATGGGCCCAACTGGCACAGGTAAAACTGAAACAGCAAAGCAATTGGCTGAGCATCTGCATATCAATATGGTTCGCTTAGATATGTCAGAGTATCAAGAAAAGCATTCTGTAGCTAAATTACTTGGTCCTCCCCCAGGTTATGTTGGGTTTGAGGAAACTCCAGGCTTGCTAATCAACAAGCTACAAGAAAATCCTCATTGTGTGTTGCTGCTAGATGAGATTGAAAAAGCACACCCAGATGTTTCACAGATTTTGTTACAGTTGATGGATAATGGTATTGTAACAGGATCAGATGGTAAGGAAGCCGACGCTCGCAATGTTATTCTTATTCTCACAACTAACTTAGGTGCTAGCGATGCTGAACGCAACGGCATTGGCTTTACTAACGAGTTTGAGTATAGCTACAGTGACGAGGAACTAAAACGATTCTTTGCTCCAGAGTTCCGTAACAGACTTGATGGTGTTATCCAGTTTGGAAGGCTGACTAAGGAAGTAATGATGAAAATTGTTGGCAAGTTCTTGTTCCAGTTGCGTGAGAAAGTAAAAGATAAGAACATTACTGTTTCTATTGATGATGCTGCTCTTGATTGGCTTGTAGCTGAAGGCTATGATGAGAAGATGGGCGCTCGTCCTCTACAACGTGTCATTGATAAAGAAATTAAGCGTTCTCTGAGTCGTGAAATGTTATTTGGCGGATTGAAGCACGGAGGCAAATGTAAAATTGTTCTAAAGAACGGAGCATTGGCAATTCGTATTACGCAATCCTTTAAACCCAAAACGGAGGAAAAAGTTGAGGCGAATAGCAACTAATAAACTGTTTTATAACAAGTATAAGTATAGTCTCACTGCACTTCTTGGACTGTCTGGCATTTTCCGCAACAAAAACTTAGAGTATGTTCGGAGAACGCTGGACTTAGTCAATCTACACTTGGAAGGGCCTAGCACCACGTCCCTTCCTATGTGGATCAGAGAAGGTATACGGAAAGGCAAAGGGGAACCTCCTCCTGCTGATGAAATTCCATTTTGGCGAAATACCATTGAGGAATCTACCCCTACCTTTAAGCTAAAGGATCATAAAGAAGCACTGCTAGTATATCAAGCACTTGTAGCAAATGAAGATGCTACAGTTAGAGTTGAATATCCTAATCGTTTAGGACTATACTCTAATGATAAAGATTGGTTACTGGATTTATCTAAAAAGATTGTATCTTTAGAGTTTGCTGAGCCTAGTGAAAAATTTAGCGAGCTTCTCGATGATCATCCTAATGTAATACTTACATCACAAAAAAATTACAAATACAAAATATTATTTAAAGGAACTTTTCCCCCTAAAGACACTTATAAAGCATTTGCCAAATGGTGTAAGACTAACGATGATAAAATTCGTATTACCGATCAATCTGTAGAGCGTTTAGAAAAGAATTACAGTATGGAAGGTAGATATTTCTTTATCAAAGATGACAAAACTCTTACACTAGTTAATCTAATGATAGGGCCTCACCTAGGCAGAGTATATCGTTTGATTAACAAAGCAGAAATAGATAAATAATATTATGGCAGCTAATAGTGAAACATTTGAGTTTATTTTAGATTCAACAGCAGAAGCACAACTTGTTCATCCTGACGACAGCGTACCTGAAGTGGTATATTCTGAGCCCTTGAAGGGTGATGGATACTATGGACGAGCAGATGGGCTTCACACTGTTCAATTTCATGTAACAGACTTTGTTGGACGCTTGGGCATACAAGGTACGCTCGAGATGTATCCTTCAGAGGATGACTGGTTTACAGTTGATGTCGTCAGCCCAGACTCAGTAGAGAGCAAGTATGTTGTAGACACCACAGGTTTAGTAAAGAAGATAGAAGAAGTAGTTATCGAAGCAATAAGCCCTGACGACTCAACTGTAATGACAGACTCAACACCTAGGCAAGTAGTAAAAACATTCAACTTCCAAGGCAACTATGTTTGGATTCGTGTAAAAATCTCAGAATGGATCACTGGAGCAGTAAATAGTATTAGATTAAACCACTGAGGATTTTAAATGGCCCAAGAGATAGTTAACATTGGTACTGGCGAGCTAACTGGTGATGGTGAGAGTCTTCGCACCGCATTCGAAAAAATAAACACAAATTTCACTGAGCTATTCGAGATAACTGCTACAGACGAAGATTTGTCATCCCAATATACTCCATCCGATCCTATTTATTGGAAAGATCCTCCTCCCGCTACACTACACGAAGCAGTAGATAGACTAGCGAGATTTGTGTTTGAACAACACAATAAGCAGGCATAAGGATATGGATAATGGAGCATTACGCAAGAGTCATCTTTGATGGACCCTTCAAACAACAGTTAAACGAAGGACTGAACGAGTCTGTCTTCCCAAAGTATGAATTATTGGAAGCTACTAATGGCAAAACCGTAATTCATATTCCCCTCCCCAAAATGTTAAATCCTGCTCAAGCTGATGAGTTTGCTGAGTCCCTTGGCAAATACATGGTAGGGCAAGGACTACACGAATTTGATATTGACATCTCTACTGATATTCCGTATAATCCTAAAGAAATGTTGGAAGAAACATTATTAGGTAATTCGTTTTATGAAAAATACGGATGGATTCATGAAGACTGTCCACATGAAATAAACGAAGCAAAAGATTGTGATGGAAACACTGTTACACTAAACAAGCCAATTAGAAGCGACAACGGTCCTGGCAAGTTTCATGTATTTGTAAAATGTGGCAATTCTGATTGTGCTAAAAAGATTAATTTTGGTGATCCAAATATGAAAATTAGAAAGTCAAATCCTGGAGCTAGAAAAAATTTCAATGCTAGGCACAACTGTAAAGCTAAAAAAGATAAATGTACAGCAGGATATTGGTCCTGCAAGAACTGGTGATATTATGAGATTATTTGAAGTAGATGCAGAACTATCTAAAAAGATTCCTTGGGATCTAGTAGAAGATACACTTATATACATGCGTAACGAACCTATGTTTTATCGCAGGGAATATTATCCTGTTATGACTCAGCTTGCTGATTCTCATAGAGCAAAAAGTTCTAGCAATGTTCGAGAAATGATTATGCCTCTTATCAATAAAGGTATAAATGCTTACTGTAAAAAATACAATCTAGCTGCCATGCCTGACGATGTTTTTGGTGAGGATACTCGTAACAAGCTATTTGATAAAATTTATAACGAAGAGATTGAGCAAATTAAGAAAGGCGAATATCAGTGATACTCCGTGAGCTTTTTGACAAACCTGCAAAATGGGTAGAAGTCGATAATGACATGGGCTTTGCCTATCAGTTTCAAACTAAAGATGGCAAAGGATACGAAGTTACACTAGATGTAGATGACGACTTTGTATATGAAGTTATATTTGCAGATGAGGCTGGACGAATTGATTTGACTGGAGCTGGCAATGCTGCTGAAGTAATAGGCACAGTAATAGCTATTCTTAAGGCCCACGTCAAAGAACACAATTTGCCTGATCTTTCTTTTTCTGCAGAAGCAAAAGAACCTTCCCGAGTAAGGTTATACACTACATTAGTAAACAAGCTATCTGGCGATATGGGCTATGAAGTAGAAGCTATCAACCATATGGGTATGAAAAGTTGGAAGCTCACTAAGAAACAAAACGAAAACATAAACGAACTTTTCAATAAGCCTCTCAAATGGTGGACGGACAAAGAGCAAATGGACTCAGCCCGTTATGGCTTTACTACAACAGATGACAGAAACTTTTCAGTAGAATTTGATCAGGAGCCAAACGGCGAATGGGAATTCGTATTCATGGATGCTAATGGGCGAATGGACCTTACTGGAGGCGGAGGCGCTGTAGAAATATTTGCTACAGTAAAAGAAGTTGCTCTACACTTCTTCAAAAAATACAAACCAAAAGATCCTGTATACTTCCAAGCTGACACTGGCGAGCCTAGTCGTGTAAAAATGTACCAAAGAGCAGCCAAAATGATTAGCAGTGAGTTGCCTGCTTATAAAGTTATAACAAATAAACAACACAATGCATATTCTTTTTTGATTGTGCCAGCAGATTCTGATGAATGGGATTGGCAACAAAGCGAAAGCATACAAGTAAATGAACTACTGGATCAGCCACTGCCATACCAAATACGTGACGACGATGACGATTGGAAAGCGTATAATTTCAAAACTTCTGATGGTAGAAAATTTACAGTAGTAATGGATCTGCTCCCTCAAGATTACTGGGACATAGCATTTACAGATAACAACATGAGCTCTTCCAAAACTGGTAGAGGTAGTGCTGTAGAAATATTTGCTACAGTTGGCGCTATCATAAAAGAATTTATTAAGAAAACTGATCCACGAATGATAAAGTTTTCTGCTATAGATAACGAGCCATCTCGAGTAAAGCTATACAAACGTCTAGCGGCGATGGGAGCAAAGACATTCCCACAATACAATTTAGATGTTCGCCAAGCAGCAGGCGGAGCTGACTTTATACTCAAGAAAGAAGAACAACAAGAAGAAAATCTAAACGAACTATTCAATCAGCCACTGAAATACAATAAAGTAGTGCCGAGAGCATCTGACTCAGGCAGAAAAATTATGTGGAGATTTGACACCCCTAAAGGTAACAGAATACAAGTAGAAGCATATAAGTCGCAAAATTATAATAAATGGGAATTTGGATTCTACGATTTTGAAGATGACAATCCGCATATAACTGGCAAAGGCGATGCTGCTCAGGTATTTGCTACTGTTATAGCGATCGGTGAAGAGTTTGTAAAAGATGTAAAGCCTGACATGGTTGAATGGTTTGCTGATAATGACGAACCAAGCCGTGTAAGCCTTTACGATAGAATGGTTAAGACACTCGCTAGACGTATGCCAAACTATGAAATAAAATCGCAAGATACTGGCGGGTCGTTTCAACGCTATGTAATGATTAGAAAAGATGCTGAGGAAGAATCTATGTATGAAAGCATTGAACGAGACTTAGAAGAATTTATTTCGCAAAATCAACTAGGTGAGATTGAGCGAGGGCTTGACGGCATATTTAAGAAAAATAATATTGATGTACAATTTACTCGACACTTTTTTGATAGACTAAATGATGAAAGAAATGTTAGAATTGGTGGTTCTGAAATTACAAGCGGGGAACTAGTAAGGCTATTTAAACAAGAACAAAAACGATGGGGCAAGTCATTACAGGCTTTACCTGATAATGAAGAAGGGGTAATGAAAGATAAAAAAACAAATATAAATGTTCCGTTTATCAAAAAAAATACACCAGATTCACAACCAGACAAAGTTATTACAAAAACTATTATGAAAAAGCCTAACTTCAAAAGTGATACTCCGTTCTATCCTGTAGAAAGTAAGCAAAGATTAACACTAAGAAGTTTATTTGAAGCTCCTAGCAAAACTGCTGCCTTTGCGTTTGGTAGATTAAATCCTGCTACAAACGGACACGAACTATTAGTAAATGAAATTGTCGCACAAGATGCTGATTCATTTCTTTATTTGTCTGACAGGCCGGCAGCTCTTCCAAAGGATCCGCTTGAGCCGAAAGAAAAACAAGCATGGGCACAAGCATCTTTTCCACAAATTCAAGTAAAACTTGCTAACAATGCTTTACTTGCCGCAGACGAGTTATATAAGATGGGTTATACAAATCTTATATATCTAGAAGGCGAACCTAAAATGGGCAAAGTTATACAAAAGTATAACGGACAAGAAACTGCAAAGCATTTCTTTAATTTTGACAATGTAAACCTTGTTCAGCTTACACGTGATCCTGATGCTGAAGGAGCTACTGGTATGAGTGCTACAAAGCTACGACAAACGGTGATTGACGATGACTTTGAAGCATTTACGCAAGGTATCACAAAACCAGCACAGCGGGTGGCTAAGGAGATGTTTGAGAAGCTAAGAGGAATTCTTACACAAGATGAATCTGTTGAGGAAGCGCACGGCAATTCCTCTATCTATGATAAATGCTGGAAAGGCTATCATAAAAAATCAGGAGCAACTAGAGGATCAAAAGGCTCTTGTGTAAAAAATGAATCAGCAGCAGGACCACCGTCGGGTGATTATGCTGCCTATAAAAAGTCCATAGGAGCATCTTCAGCAGCAGGTCCATCGGCTAGTAAGGACGAACCAAAAGAACCAGATGTAAAATGGACAAGAGGTTTATTCGATCACATATTTACAGATGAGAAGCCTGGTAATCCATTCATTGATCCATCTTCCCGCAAAGCATTTATTCCAATGGTAGCATCTACTATCAATATTTTGTCAGGCGAGAATAAAAGAACAATGTATGGCGCTCATGTGCTTGGAATAAAAGATATTCCAAAGCTAATAGCATTACAAGGTAAAAAAGGCAAACAAATATCTGCTTTTACTACAGACGAGTACGGTGATTTAGAAACAGGACTATGGACAGAAGGCGGTATTATAGCTATCATAAAAGGCGTAGCTATGTCAGGCGGTCCTGGTGATATTATGTCTAAAGTAGATAAACAAGGACGTAGAGTTGTAGATTTTGGACCTAGATCCCCTGCTATGAATAACATTGGCAAAGTGGCAGATTCTAAAGCATTCCAAACAGCAATACAAGAAATAATAAATGCTAGAGTATCAATCGCTAAAGAGTTACAATCTAAATTTTCTAACTATAGTGAAATAGATGGTAAGACTAAGCACGAAGCAATTAAAAAATATATGGATGCTGTAAATGCTACGCTAACAAACAATAAAAAAGTTATGCAAAAAGCTATGACAGCTTGGGCAGAGAATCAGGGTAAAAAATGGAGTAATAATACTGAGTACGGCGAATATGATGAAATTGTAATGGGTAACTTCAAAATAATAAAATTATTTGTAAAACCTAACGGCAATGATAATATGCAACAAACTTATCAGTTTAGAGACTACTTTGAAAATAATGATTTTCCATTTCCTGTTGAATATGTAAGAGATACTAACAAACAACATTTAAAAAGATTCTTGGATCAAAATGTTGAAGAAAGTTTAGAAGAATTTAAAATTGTAAAACCAGATTCTAAAGATACTATGGGCATTACAAGAGATAAAATGCCACAAATTAAAAAAGAGAACTATGCCGAACTTATTAACTTTCTAAAAGAAAATGGAGCAACATACAGTAAAAAGTCAGTTCCAGCAAAGCAGTTGAAGCCTATACAAAAAGAATTTTCAGATGCTGGGGTAGAAAAATCAATAGAAAAACGTAAAATTAAAAAACCTATTATTGCTGCACAAGATGGTTATATTATTGACGGACATCATCGTTGGTTAGCGGCACTTAATTTAAATTCTAAAGTTGATATTTTAGAGTTTAATACATCTGGTAAAGAATTATTACAACTTGTATTAGACTTTCCTAAAACATATTTTAAACCTATTCACGAATTTGATAAAAAGAAAAAGCCAGCTATCAAAGAAAACGATGACGATTTTGATGATGACGGTAACAGAATACCTATAGGAGCAGACGAAGCACCTAAATGGACAAGAAGTTTATTCGATCATTTGTTTATAAAGAAAGGCAATAAGTACGATCCTGAGAGACCATATACAAAAGGAGATAAAGAAGTCTTTATCCCACTTGTACCTGCTATGATTGATAAACTAGTTGGTGGTCCTACAGAATTGTATGGAGCGCATTCAACTGGCACACAAAACTTGGATCGTCTAATACAAATGCAAAACAAAAAGGGCAAGCAAATATCCGTATTTACTACTGACAGAGAAGGACAACTATCTGATGGTGTATGGGGCGGGGGTGGCGTTGTAGCTATCCTACGTGGCAATGCGTATGCTTCTAGCACTGGCGATATTATGTCTGTAGTAGATAAGCAAGGGCGTAGAGTATTAGACATTGGTCCTAGTGGAGACTTGATGAATCTCGAGGACAATGAAGATTTCCTATACGGAGATGATTATCCAAATATGTATAAGGAAATCCGAAACTTACAAAGATCCATTACTGCTAAAATAGAAGACATAATTGACGAGCGTGGAGATGTAGAAGGCAAAGAAAAAGCAGCCTTTATCAAAGAATATATTGATGGTTTATATGCAGTTATACCTAAGTATAGAAAAACATTCTCAAAACTAATGGTAGGATGGGCACAATCACAAAATAAAAAATGGCAAGAGGTACACGGAACATATGACGAAGTTGTAATGGGTAACTACAAAATTGTTCATATATTTTTAGTAGGTAAAGATAGACAAAAAGTAAGTCAATTAGAAGACTTTATGCGTGAAAAGGCTATGGGCTATGTACGAAAGCCTGGCGAAGGTATGGTAGAGGATCCTGCTGTCAAAAATCCATTCTTAGAACAGCTATATAAAGCAGGCAAGCTCAAGCTAATTGATAAAACTGAAGAAGATTTCCCATATCAAGTTTTAGATACATATATGAAACGAAATAAAGAAATGGGAGAGTCATTAGACTATGCTAGAAATTATTCACTAGGTAAGTTACTAGAAACAGCATCAGGCGGAACATCATCAGCTGGCAATATTGCCACTGTAGTCAATCCTCCAAAAGGCAAAAAGAAATCTAAAACACATAACCCAGACGGCACTATTAAGAATGCACTTGATAGCGATGACAATCTTATGGGCGGTACACTAATACGACGATAAATAAGTATAAATGAGGATTTATAATGAGAAGACAAGTATTTGAAAATTTAGGTGATATGGCTCATTCAGTTGAGTTAGATCACGAAGTTCAGTTGGCAAGATCCGAACTGTATAAGCTGGCAAAGTATGCTATCAAGTTACACAATATGATGAAAGATGCTGATCCTGAACAAGGACTTGAAGGTTGGGTACAAGCTGATATTAGCAAGTCTGCTGAAGCTATTAGCAAAGTATATCATAGTTTAGAATATGAAATGAAAGTGTCTAATAATACATCAGATTTAGGTTCTTCACACGGTGGCGGAGAGCCAGAAGGTGCTCTTCCATTTGAATCTGTTAGTAGAAGAAGACGAAATACTTATAAAGAATCTTTAGGACGCCGCCTCCAAAAAAAAACGGTAAATGAAGCTGCACCTAAAATTGGTGATATAAGAACTTTTAAGACTAAAGACGGAATTAGAAAATCCAAATATGTAAAAAAACTTTTTGGTAGAGGCGGACAATGGAAACCGTATTGGGATGATGAGACTGGTCCAGATCCAGCAATGGAAATTTATGCACAGGCAGTAGCACAAGAAATGCTGAAGATGGCAGAAAAAGATCCATCTATACAATTGCAGAACAAAGCGGAGTTAAAAACAATAGCTAATCAAGCAACAGCGAAAGTAGCTAAAGATAAAGGTGTTCCAAAAGCAGAAATGCCTAAAATAAATAACGCAACAGTTAAAGATCTGGAAAAAAGAGTTGTTAGCGCACAAAAAGGTGGCGCTCAGCAATCTCAGGCGAATGCTCCAGCACCACCTCCAGCACCGCAGGGTGGTGCAGCAGCACCTGAAGAACCGCAGGGTGGTGGTGGACTTGACTGGGCAGCAATGGCAGCTCGAAAAGATTCAAGAACTCAACGACAGCAACAGGGTGGAGGAACAACTCCGGGTGCGCCTGCATATCCAGATCCATCAGATACTAGAAATCAAGACGCTAATATACAAGCGCCTCCACCGCCTAAACGTTACAGCGATTCAGCTCCAAAGTTTCCAAATTCTGGAGGAGCTAACACAGCATCACCAGTTCAACAACAGCAAGGTGGAGGACAAGCACCTACAGGACTTAAAACAGCACCACTAACACAAGGTGTTCGTGTAAGTAAATCAGCTGCTAAAATTTTGTATAATAGAAAAGCCTATAACTTTGCAGGACAAGGGAAGGCAGCTCCAGGGGTTGGAGAAGTTATTTCAGTTCCATGGAAAGCATTGGGTATGACACCACCCCCTGGCAAAGAAAATGTAGGAGCTACAGTTGAGCTAGCTCACGGAAGAATGTTCCTAACTAAACAAGCTCCAGGGCCAGCGGCACCTCAAGCTCCAGCTCCACAGGCTCCAGCAGGAGTAGATCCAGGGTTAGCAGCGGCAGCAGCAAATCCTGCTAATGCCAGCAAAACAGCCGCTAACTTACCAGGACCAGAAGCACCTGGCACAGTAGATCACGGATTCCAACAAGCACTGAATAAAGCTGGATTACAACCTGCCGCACAGCAAAATGTAGCACAGGCTCCACCAGCACAACTTCCTGGAATGAATCAAAATGCACAGCCTGCCGCACAAACTGTATCAGCACAGCAAGCAAATCCAAACGCTCTTACACCAGGAGTCCGAACAAGTGGTAAGATGGTAAAATATAACGGAACTGTATTTACATTTGCTGGACAAGGAAAGCCGGCTCCAGCAAATGGTCAGACAATTGTTGTGGATCCATCAGCAGTTGGACAGCGTGGGAAATTCAAAGGACAAGGAGTTCCAGTAGTTTTAGATCCAGTCAATAAGCAGTTCTTTATAAAAGGTAATGGGCAAACAGCGCCACAGACTAAAGTAGCAGCAAAAACCAATGCTGGTCCAGAGTTTGGTCCACAACCAGCTCCCACAGGTTATGTTCCACCAGCTACAAATGATCAAGCAAACTATTTCCAAAAGCAAAGAACAGGTGGCGCAGTACCAAAACGAGCTACCTCACAGCAAAAGAATTATTTCCAACAGCAAAGATCAGGAGGAAGAGGAAAAGTTCCTAGCAAGACTGCGGCAGCTAACTATTTTCAGAAGCAACGAACAGGCGGATGATAAAAATTTGCCGCTCTCGGGCGGCACTTGACAATTTCACTTTTTTCGTATATAATTAAAAATATAACACATCTTATAGGAGTATTATGAGCAATCGCGTATATGGCATTGACGAAAAAGCAAAACTAGAACGATTAGTAAATGAAGGAATGATTGTAATGCAAGAAGTGCAAGACTTACAAGAAGGCTTGCGAGATACAGTCAAAGCAGTAGCAGAGGAATTGAACATCAAACCCTCGCTTATTACAAAAGCTATTAAAATCGCACACAAAGCCGAATGGCATAAAGTAGCAGACGAATTTGAAGATTTGGAGACATTGGTAGCAACTGTTGGCAAGGATAACTAATGAGTTACATAGACGGCTTCTTTGATAAGGAAGCTGATATCATCCGCATTGTAGAACGTGTGGAAGGCGAACGCAAATATATTGAATATCCCGTAAAATATACTTTTTATGTAGAGGATAAAAAAGGCAAGCATAAATCTGTCTATGGAGATCCCCTTACTAGAATTACTTGCAAAAGTACAAAAGATTTTCGTAGGGAGAAAGCCATGTATCAAAATAGCCGTCTATTTGAGGCTGACATCAATCCCGTGTTCCAATGTCTTAGTGAGAACTATCTAAACTTAGAAGCTCCAAAGCTGAACATAGCATTTTGGGATATTGAGACTGATTTTGATCCAGAACGTGGATTTGCTAATCCGTCTGATCCATTTATGCCTATTACTGCTATTACAGTTCATTTACAATGGCTTGAAGCACTTATTACACTAGCAGTTCCTCCTAAAGGACTACCTATTGAGCAAGCTAGGGAACAAATGGCGCAATGGGGCAAATCCGTTATGTTATTTGAAACTGAGAAGGAAATGCTAGACACATTTCTAGATTTGATCGATGACGCAGACATATTGAGCGGATGGAACTCAGAGGGTTATGATATCCCATATACTGTAAATCGTGTAAGTCGTGTTCTCAGTAAAAACGATACAAGGCGTTTCTGTTTATGGAAACAATTGCCAAAGAAACGAGAGTTCGAAAGATATGGCAAAAAAGCAGAAACATATGATCTAGTAGGACGTGTGCATTTAGACTCGCTAGATTTATATCGTAAATATACATATGAGGAGCGTCACAGCTACAGATTAGATGCAATTGGCGAGCTAGAGGTTGGGGAAAACAAAACGGTATACGAAGGTACGCTGGACCAGCTATATAACAACGATTTTCGCACGTTTATAGAATACAATCGGCAGGACGTAGCTCTGCTAGATAAACTGGACAAAAAGCTAAAGTTTATCGACCTCAGCAATATTCTAGCTCACGCCAATACTGTATTGCTACAAACAACAATGGGAGCGGTAGCAGTTATTGAGCAAGCTATTATCAATGAAGCACATCACAGAGGATTGAGAGTTCCTAATCGCCCGCCTATGGTAGAAGGTGCTACGCAGGCAGCAGGAGCATATGTAGCATTTCCAAAGAAAGGGCTACACAAATGGATTGGTTCAATGGACTTGAACTCTCTGTATCCTAGTGTTATTAGATCCCTCAACATGGCACCTGAAACTATTGTAGGACAGCTACGCCCAGAGGCTACTGATGAAATGCTCAAAGAGGCGCAGGAGCTTGAAAAGAAGTCTTTTGCTGGTGCGTGGGAAGGAATGTTTGGCACGCTAGAGTATGAGGCAGTAATGCAGCAACGGCGTGATATAATGATTACTATTGATTTTGAAAATGGCGAGACAGAAGTATTGTCTGCTGCTGAAGTATATGAACTTATATTCAATTCACATACTCCATGGATGCTATCTGCGAATGGCACAATATTTACAACAGAATTTGAAGGTGTCATTCCTGGTATTTTGAAACGTTGGTATGCTGAACGTAAAGAACTCCAAGCTATGAAGAAAAAAGCTATTGAGGCTGGTAACGAGCTTGAGATAGCATTTTGGGATAAACGGCAGCTAGTAAAGAAAATTAATCTAAACTCTCTGTATGGTGCTATTCTAAATGCTGGCTGTAGATTTTTTGACAAGCGTATTGGGCAATCCACTACACTTACGGGTAGAGCTATTGTAAAGCATATGTCCGCAGAAGTCAATAAAACTATTACAGGAAAGTATGATCACACAGGCGATGCTGTAATATATGGTGATACTGACTCTGTATATTTTTCGGCGTATAATACACTAAAAGATGATATCAAAGATGGAAAAATCCCGTGGGACAAAGACACAGTCATTACACTATACGATCAGGTAGCTGAAGCAACAAATACTACTTTTACAGATTTTATGCGGGACGCTTTTCACTGTCCAGCTAGCCGTTCTGATGTTATTGCTGCTGGGCGTGAGATTGTTGCTGAGTCAGGCTTATACATTACTAAGAAACGTTATGCTGCCCTAGTGTATGACTTAGAAGGTGATCGCAAGGACATAGATGGCAAAGATGGAAAAATCAAAGCTATGGGCTTAGATTTGCGTCGATCAGATACTCCTGTCTTTATGCAAGAGTTTTTGATGGAAATTCTAATGATGGTGCTAAAGGAAGAATCTGAAGAATCTATTCTACAACGCATTACGCAATTTAGAATACAATTTAAAGAGCGTCCGGGCTGGGAAAAAGGATCTCCTAAGAGAGCTAATAAAATTGGACACTTCAGAGCATTGGAAGAAAAGCAAGGTAAAGCTAACTTGCCAGGGCACGTTAGAGCAAGTCTCAACTGGAACACATTACGGGTTATGAACCACGATAAATACAGTATGGAGATTGTGGATGGCATGAAAGTTATTGTATGCAAGCTAAAGCAAAATCCACTAGGATATACATCAGTAGCATATCCAACAGACGAGCTTCGATTACCAGATTGGTTCAAAGCATTGCCGTTCGATCATGAGGCTATGGAAAATGCTATTATTGATAGTAAATTAGATAATCTAATTGGTGTTCTAAAATATGATTTGACTGACACTAGACAGGACAATACATTTAAAGCATTATTTGAGTTTGGGTGATATGAAAGAAAAAAAAGACGATAAAAAGAAACAAACATTGAAAGATGTGTTAAACTCTCCAGAGATGGAGAAGGTTCGCGAATATTATGTAAAGGCTATGGAACAATACGAACGAGAAGCTATGCAGTTTTGGGAAGGGCTCGATGATGAAGACAAGGAGCGAGCGTTTTACCACGTATGCAAAAAAATCCATAACGGAGATGTCAAAGCAAATGGATCTTATAGATATGTATTATATGATGTATTTGGCTTTGACGAAGGAATGTACGGATTAGGCATGGATTGTGGTTATATGGATATCCATAATCTAATTGGCAAAGGTATGACATTCGATAGTATGCTAGCCGCTAAAAATATCAATGTAAAATGTTTTGATATAGAAAAATCATATAGAAAAATTAAAGATGTTAGGCTTACACTAAAAGAAAAAGATGGAACAGCATACATCGAAGTTAATCAAGAAAAGAAAGATTAATGAGGAATCAATTACTAGATATCTTGCAACATACTTGGTATGCATCATTTTTTGAGTTTCTAAACTTTTATCATATCAAAGACGAAGCTATTGAAATTATACCTGACTTGTATGGTAAGATTTTAGATATTGATCCTCGAACACATCAACTTACAACATCTCCACAACTAACTCCATGGCTAGAAGTTGGAATGCCTGTTCAGTTCCTAACCTCGCCAGATGGATCTACACAATCGCTAACAAATGCACAGTTAGACACTAATAAAATCTATTATGTCAATACACTATGGTGTAATGACTACTGTACTAAATTTACAGTAGGAACAACTCCTACAACTAAAGATATTATTGAAGTTCCTTATTCTAATTTTTCATTTACTATACGACATAATAGAAGTTATGTAGTAATCAAAGATCCATCATTTTTAGACTTAGGAATGAAAGTAATATTTGAAAACTTTCCTTCAAATACAGATATAGTAGCTGAAGCAGGACTAAGCACGAACTCTAAATATTATATATACGAGTTATTGGAAAATAATAAAATTCGTCTAGCGTCATCACAAAATGCTTCACAGTATATAAGATTCAATAAGGCTTGGGCTGGCAGGATTGAGATAGTACAAGATAATACATTTTTAGAAGCAGTATCACCTGAAAAAGACATATACTTTGTAGGACAAACAGATGAGAAAATCCGTGCATTCAACAAAGACTTTGGTATGGATAACTTGGGTAAGCTATGGGAACAGTTACGCAATCTAAACGAATATGCTAAAGGTTCTAATGTAAAAATTACAAGTGTAAATGAAGATGGAGAATATGTTTCATCTAGAATAGATTTTGTAAATGATGAT